CCGGGCGACTTATCAGCAGAGACGAAGATGTCACCACGTTTCGACGCGCTCCCCCAGTAGCCTTCATTGATGAGCGAGGCAATGGACGCGCGGCCCGGTTCCTGGTTGAAAATGGACGAATCAGCGGGCCCCGGCATAATCGCCATGATGCCGAATTTGCTTTTCAGCGTGCTTTCGCGCTCGTGGATGCCTTGCCCGATCATCTTATCAGAGAGCTTCGCGCCCTCGTTCGGCGTGCCGTTCCACCCGTACCATTCGCCGATGCGGAATAGCGTCCCGCGCGGCCATGCTTTCTTTGTGCCGTCGGACATTGTGGCTTCGGTTCCGTCCGATTCCGCCCACCATCCGACAGAGAAGGGCTTAGAGCTTCCCCAGTCAAAGGATCTGTCCACGCGCCATGAAGCGGGAATGCGGAACGGTCTCACGACGTGCCTTTCCCTGTCCCAAACGTCATCTACAGCGCCACCCGCAACAATGTCCCAGTCACCAAGACGAAGCGCTCGAACCAGCGCGGCATTTCCTACGCCGTTAAGCTTGTTTTCGTATTGCGGATCGTCGGACATAAGGATCTGGTTATCTTCGAGTTTCGCGGGGATGTAATCGCGGATCATACCGCCGTCTTTCGGTGTCATCTTTCGCAGTCCACGCGGCGCATCGACGAACCCAGCCTTGAGCCAGTTGTGCCCAATGCCGCCGGGGTTGGCGGTTAACATTGTGCGCGGGAAGCACGAAACGTCAAACAGCTCCGGCCATTTTGTCGGAATGCTGATGCCCACCATGCGGACGCGGGAGCGCAAATAAAGATACATACTCAACGGCCACTGTCCCGCTTCGCCCACCATCAGCACATGCATTTCGGTGGATTGGTAGCTGTACACGTCCTTTTCATACTGCGCGTGTCGTAAAAAGATCGTTGAACCGTTAGAAAAACGGATACAGTTATCAGAGTAATTTATCTTGCACTTGCCGGAAAGAACCCACGGCGCGAGGAGGACGGGGAACGACTGCGGCCCCTCCATGTGTTCGCTCCACACGTCGGGGAAGGTGCGCCGGAATATGTACACCTGGAGCCCAGGGATGCAGTCACACCACGTAATAGCAGCAACGCGCATCAGGTGGGATTTACCGCCACCTGCCGCGCCACCATAGAGCAACTCGGTCGCCCGCGAGCGCATGGCCTCGGCCTGCTTGTCCTGGAGGTGGAGCGTCATGATTGCGCCTCCGGCTTCGGGCCGCCCATGATGAGGGTTAGGGCGCTATCGGTATGGAGATTGGTATCTATTTCCTGTTTATCACGCCAATTTCGCGGATCGCGGTTTTTTAGCCAGAATATGCAAGCGGTCGTGTCAGGCGGCGCGGCCTTGCGTAGCTCCACTACTTCGACGTGTTCGCGCTCGACGCGCTTCCCGTCCTCGTATGTTACGTCCTTGCATTTAATCGCGGCTTCCTCGATCCACTCAGCGCCCTTAGCCCGATTATAGAGCGCGTTTGCTATCTCGGTATCAGCAATCCGCTTTCCCTTTTTTAAGGACTCGCAAAAATCGAGGTATTCTTTCTTCCACCGGTTTATGGTCGCTTCATTTACATTAAGCATTATGGCTATATCGCCATCAGTCGCACCGAGCAGACAGGCGCGAAAAGCAATGTCGTTGTATTCGGGGATATACGCAGAGGGGCGGCCACGCTTAGACTTTTCGGGCGCGGCTTTGTTTTGAGTATTTTCGCCCTGCCCCTTCTTAGCCATGCCGCCCCTATCGAGGCAGCGCCGGGTGTTTTCGCCTCTTGGCTACTTCGCCCGGTCATCGCTTACCTCTAAAGATAAGAGTCCCCTATCGATGCGCGTTTTTTCAAAAAATCGTATTTATTTTGCATTATTTTATCGATTTATGCTTGACAGTACCACTATATAGCGGTATACTACTAATATGGAGGGCAGGATAGCCCCCCTAGAGACTAAGCCCGCTACCGGGAACGGAAGGCGGCAAGGAGCGAAAGATGAAAAAGCTGAACAGGACGATTGATTGCCAGACCGGGATTTATGACACCGAGTACACTCTAGTTTGCCACAAAGACGGATCGGTTACGGTTAAAGCGCCCTTTATTCGCTGGGTGAATAATTCCGGCAGCCTCGATTTTACCAACACTACAATCAAGGCTGGGAAAAAAGCCGAGTTTGTCAAAAAGTTTTTTGAAGCCGACGAATTGGTGATAGATGATGAAGGAATGTTTTTAACCATCGATGACGTGATCTATAACAACGTGAGTATCTAAGGCGATGGGCCGGGAGCAATCCCGGCTAGGTCGTGGCGTGAGGCTCGCCACCTGATGAGGCCAGCAGGCCGAAACCTAATAGCGCCAGCCAATGGCGAGGCGCGAAGGATGAGAAAAATGATGTATTCGGAAAAATCAGATTTATCTAAAAAAGTTTGTGAAGAAATTCAGTGGAATTTTCCCATGCACGCGCTCGAAACCATGAAGATGAAAGATATTGTTCATGTCCGCGGTACAGCGCTAAAACCAGATGAAGCCCGACACCTTGAAAATTTCTGCGAAAACATGGGCTATCGCTATCATGGGCCTTTCGCCCGCTAACCGTTCCCCCGACGGGGTAGGGCGGCTCATCACCGCCTGACGGTATCCCCTGGCATAGCCGGGGTATCACGAGAGCCGACAGCCTGCGGGCAAGATCGGCAACGGGAGCCAGTTATGACCACGAAAACACGCACGCCATCCAACCAGGCCGCAGCCGCCACAGCGATTCGCGCCGAGTTGAAAGCCAAGTTTCCCGGCGCTTCTTTTCGTGTTACTTCAAAAGGTTATTCGATGGGCGACCATGTAAACATCGATTGGATGGACGGACCTACAGCCAAGAGTGTTGACGATATTGTGAAAAAATACCAGTACGGACATTTTGAAGTTATGAATGATATATACGAATATAGTAACCACCGGGGCGACATTCCTCAATCGAAATATGTTTTCACTGCCCGGGAAATGAGCGACAAGGTACGCCAAGAGCTGACCGCAAAGCTCGCCGAATACTGGGGGCTTGATATGACCGACAAGCAGGCCGTGATGAGTAAGACCGGGCGCTGGCCTGACCAGCTTGTGCGTATTGAGTTCAGCGATACCGCATATTGAGAGCCAATAAGCCCCCCGGAGCCAACGGGGGGTATAAGGGGGAGAAAATGAGAGAGTCAAGCGCATCATTAAAACTAGCGTATGGCATCGCTTTTTCTGGCATGTATTACCTAGCACATGACAGGATCGCCAGAGTCTTTAGACTCAAGCCGATTAAATCGCATGGTGAAGTTTTCCGACTGCGCCATGATACCGGAATAAAAATTATGAACGCATTAAAAAAATGTCCTAGCGACATGACACAAACTGACAAATACACAATAACTGGCTTAATGCCTATTTTGGGTGATTCTGAGGGTAGGGGGTAACTATGGACGCTATAAAGTACACAGCTAAGGCGTGGTACGGCCTCGCTATGGCCGCCGGAGCCGATGCCGCTAACCGCCGGATGAGGCGGGAAGGCCGGAGCCAATGGGACGCGGGCGACTTCGTAGAGGCCGCCGATACAACAGCCGTGATGCTTGCACGGCATCCGGCCTATAAGCTCGCCGCATAGCGGGAGCCAGTCGGGGGGTAGCCCCCACAGGAGCCAATTCATGAAAGGGAAACGAACGTCAATTTATCGTAATGAGCTAATGGAGTCGAAAATCCGGCAGTACGAGAGCCGGTTTGATGGGCTGTCCTCGGCAATAACCATTATCGTGGATAGATATGCCGAGCTTATGCGTATCGAGCGCCGGAGCCTTCGGGAGCTATTCACACAAGAAGAAGTCAACCTCATGCTCAACAACGCGCTTTCAACCAGCTATGAGCCTGCGGGAGTCATAGCCGGAGCCGTCTTAGCCGATACCGAGGACGAGGCCGGGAGCCAATTCGAGTTTTTCGGCGTTGACCGGGAGACACTCATTACAAAGCTGCGCGGCTTAAATGTCGGCCAGCAATTCGCCCTGGTGGACTGGCTAGAGGACATGAGAGCCAACGCGTGAGCCGATGAGCCACAGCCAATTTGACGGGAGCCAATAGGGGGTCGGAGCCAACGGCCCTATGGGTGCCTCGCGCTATTTAGGATCGTGGCGGCTTTTCCCATGCGCTGCCATCGTTTCGCGGATCGGCAAAATGCAGTGAATGCGTGGCGGTTCTCGTCGTAGAACGTCACGCTGATATAGTCAACCGTAACCACGGGAGCCAATTTGAGCCGCCGTAACACCAGCACCGTTGAATCGCGTATCAAGTCCATAAGATCCATCGCATCCAACGGCACGGCCAGCCCTCGCGCCTTCGTTTTCACGAGAGCCGCCATGCGTTCCTCGCAGAGAAACCAGAGCCGGTTCCAGTCCTCTTGTTTCTGACTCGCCGCGTACTTACAAAATGCCTCGTAAATGTCGCAGTACGTTACCACACATTGCCCTTTCCTCCTACTTTTTGTTACTCGTCTTAGAAGTCCACTGTTTCCTGTTTGCCCATGAGCCGCACGTTATGAGCGCTCACTACAATCTTGCTTCTCGATGCCCCGTTTTGCTCCCAGCGGTCTTGCTTTAGCTCCCCCTCAACCGCCACCTGTTGCCCTTTCGTCATGTACCGCCCGACCGCCTCGGCACTCTTGCCGATATGCTCACAGTCGAAAAAGCTCGCCTCATCCTTCCAGCCGTCGCCCTGCTTTACGCTTCGATTGACGGCCACCGAGAAAGCCAAGACCGCCAGCCCGGATTT